AAAGTGTTGTCGTTACCGGTTGCGTTCCAGCTACATTCAACGGAACACAGACAGTCACATCAAATTATTATGATCCTTTTCCTTACTTACCTTTCGCATATCCGGCTCCATATTTTTACTTTACTTCTGCCATCACAAATGCAGACATTACCTTTCGTCCAGTCATTCCTGGCGGCGTAGCTTATCTATCCGGGGCAGACGCGGCCACGCTTTACGCGAATACCGACGCAGTCGAGCAGGCGGTCACTATCGTCAGCGTTGAGATATTCCAGAGCGTGGTCGCTCCAGGTGGTCAGATTGAAGGCGTAGATTTTACGCCATCGCCATATCGAATGGGTCGATCACTGCAAAATCGCGTCATCGGTTTATTAGGTAATTACATCGACGTCTCAACAATGGCCATGTGATGCCTACGCCAACAACTATTGCAACAAACGTCAGAGGCACTCTTGCGACTGCTCTTTCTGGCGTCGTGGCTTCTGTGTATAGCTCACCTCCAGAGGCAGTCATTCCGCCGGCTTGCGTAATCGTTCCAGATTCGCCTTACTTAGAAACGACGACAATCGGCAAATTGCAGGTGCGCGTGAAAATTAATTTCGTGGTCACTGCGGCCGTTGCGTATAACAACACGGCCGGAGCACTTGACAATCTTGAGCAGCTAATCATCAGCATCATCGCAGCGATGCCAACTGGTTACGAAGTCGGAGACGTTCAACGTCCGACAATCCAACAGGTCGGCGCGACCAATCTACTAGTGGCGGATCTCTCGGTCAGCACTTACTACACACAACAGACAATATAAGGAGCAAAAAATGCCAACAACAATCGTCACGGCGAGAGACCTAGTTTTAACAATCGCCACAGTGAACTATGACGCACAAACAACGGCGGCAACGCTAGTCAATGCGCCCGTCATTACGACTTATCAAACACTTGATGGAAAAGCCTATAAGCACATCGATGATCAGTGGACGCTCAACCTTGAGCTTCTTGCAGACTGGGGCGTTGCATCATCACTCTTTGAAGCGATGTGGACTGCTGCTGATACTGCTCCAAACACAACTTTGGCCGTGTCATTCACTGCCGTTACTGGCGCAGTCTTTACATGCAACGTCTATCCAGTATTTCCTTCCGTTGGCGGCACTGCTCCAGAAGCACAAACAGATTCTTGGGCTATGTTAGTCGATGGCAAGCCAGCCGATACATTCAGTTAATCAATAGAAACGGGAGCAAAGAATGAGACTACCAATCACAATCGAATACACATCAGGCGAGTTCGGCACTTACACTGCACAGCCGCCAGAGTGGGCTAAGTGGGAACAAAAGACAGGCAGCACAATCTCGCAAGCGCAGGAGAAGATCGGAATCTCTGATCTTCTCTTCCTTGCGTGGAATGCGATGAAACGTGAAGCTGGTGGCAAGCCAATCAAAGGTTATGAAATCTGGTGTGAAACAGTGGCCGACGTGACAGTCGGTGACGTTCTCCCAAAAGTTACGCCGCCGGAAGCGTAAATCGCATACTCGTCGAGTTAGCAATAGCGACGGGAATTCCGATGAGCGAATGGACGACGGCGGAGCAGATCTACACGGCTTTCGAGATACTGGAGAAACAGAATGAGCGACAACGTTGAGATTGCCTATGACAAGGCAGATCTTCGTCGCATCACTGCCGCATTCAAGGCGATGGATACAGAAGCTACTGATGCAGCCAAAAGAGAATCATCAGCTTTGGCTGAGTTCGCTCAAGGTAAGATTCAGCAAAAGGCGACCAGTCGAGGCGAGGCCGCCAATCGAATTGCCAGTGGCTCCCGTGTTTCTAAATCTTCCAAGATTGGCGAGCTCTCTTTCGGCTTCGTAAGTCAGAAGTTCTCAGGCGGAGCAACGACCAAGGATCTCTGGGGCGGTACAGAGTTCGGATCTATCAAGTTTAAGCAATTTCCAAAATGGTCAAACTCTAAGGGCTACTTTATTTATCCGACACTACGCGAAATCCAGCCAGACTTGATTGCAAAGTGGGAAAATGCTTTCGACCGAATCTTGAAGGAGTGGTAAATGGCCGGACAATCGCGCACACTCAAGCTCTCGATTCTTGCTGATGTAGATCAGTTAAAAAAGTCGCTGGCTCAAGCCAACGGAGACGTTGATAACTCATCATCAAAGATGGGCGAATTTAGCAAGAAGGCTGGCATGGCATTCGCAGCTGCCGGCGCTGCTGCTGGAGCCTATGCCGTCAAGCTTGCAGTCGATGGCGTCAAAGCCGCGATTGAAGATGAAGCTGCACAGATTCGTCTTGCTACTGCGTTAAAGAATGCAACTGGTGCAACTAATGAAATGATTGCATCGGTCGAAAAGCAGATTCTCAAGACATCTCTAGCCACCGGCGTCGCAGACGATAAATTGCGTCCAGCCTTATCTCGCTTGGCTCTTTCGACTGGTGATGTTACAAAGGCTCAGGATCTTCTTACTCTTGCGTTAGATATTTCTCAATCGACTGGCAAGGGGCTCGATGCCGTCGCAAATAGTCTCGGTCGCGCATACGATGGAAATACTGCATCTCTTGGCAAGTTAGGCATCGGACTATCGGCCGCAGAGCTTAAGGCCATGTCATTTGAAGAGACGCAGACAAGGCTTTCAGATTTATTCGGTGGCGCAGCAGCAGCTAACGCAGAGACATTCGCCGGACGACTAGAGATTCTTAAAGTGACCTTTGATGAAGCCAAAGAATCAGTCGGTGCAAAGCTTCTGCCAATCATTCAGCAGCTTGTTGAGTTCGTGGTCAATCAAGTCGTTCCGGCACTTGGAAAGTTCGCTGATTTCTTTAAGCCAATCACTGACGCAATAAATAACAACAAAGAAGCCTTCTCAGAGTTTATCGGCTTTATTCAAAAGTATGTCGTGCCGGTTCTGGTCACAGTCTTAGGCGGAGCTTTCAAGGTAGTCGGCGAGATTGCTGGCGGCGTTATCAATGTTATCGGTGCGGTCATCAAAGGATTGAACGGATTGATTGCCGGAGCCGTTGCTGGAATCAATGCTCTGATTCGTGTCTATAACTCAATTCCATTCTTGCCTAACGTCTCACAGATTTCAGCTCCACAAGTCAGCGTTCCCACAGTCACAATTCCAAAGACGACTACTGCAACACCTAGCATTCCTACAATCTCGGTTCCCAGTGTGTCCGCTTCGACTGGTACAGGATCTACAACTACTTCGGGCGGAGGAGTTTCATCAGCCGCATCGGGCGCGGTTCGCGTAGGTGGAGGCTTCACCGACTCACAGAATGCGGCTCGTTTAGCTGCTATGGGCGGAGGAGGATTTACGGATTCTCAGAACGCCGCTCGGATCAATGTGACAGTCAATGGCGCAATCGATGCCGAAGGCACGGCTCGCACAATCGTCAATGTGCTCAATGATTCCTTCTATCGTGGCACTGGCGGAGCCGGCGCACTTCAGGCCGTCTAATGACACAGTGGGCTCCAGTCTGGAAAGTAACAATCCAAGGCGTTGAATACACTGACGTCGTTCTAGCCAATCTTTCAATTACATCAGGGCGCACGAATATCTACACACAGGCGCAAGCCGGCTATTGCACTCTCAATCTTATCAATCTCAATCTTGGCGCTATCACGGCTGAAATCAATGACGCAGTATCGATACAGGTCAAAGACACGGCCGGAGCTTATGTGCCAATCTTTGGCGGATCTATTGTGGACGTCGCCGTAACAGTGTCACAGACCGGCTCAGTAGCAATTACTCAGGAAGTCACCATCACGGCTCTAGGAGCCCTCTCAAGGCTCCAGAAGGCCTTAACTCTGGGCGTCTTGTCTAAGGATTTCGACGGCGACCAGATTTATACAATCCTAGAGGATTTACTCGTCAATAACTGGTCAGAAGTTCCAGCAGCTCTTACGTGGGCGAATTACACTCCAGCAACTACAACATGGGCTACTGCTGAAAATACTGGACTCGGAGAGATAGATCGTCCAGGCAATTATGAGCTGGCCAATCGCGGATCTAATCAGACAATTACTTGGAATCTAGTGGCCGACCTTGCAACTTCTGGACTTGGTTATTTATACGAGGACGCGTCCGGACTTATCTCCTATGCTGATTCGACTCATCGTTCGACTTACTTAGCCACTAACGGCTATACAGATTTAGACGCTAATCAAGCTCTAGGCCGTGGAATTAAGATTCAGACTAAGGCCGGAGATATTCGCAACGATGTCTCTATCGTCTGGAAGTCTGGCACTGAAACGGCGACCGATGCAGCTTCAATCGCACTCTATGGAAAACTAGCGCAACAGATTACGACTTCGCTAGAGCACGCAGCCGACGCAAGCGACCAAGCCGATTTCTATTTGACGCTAAGGGCTCAGCCACAGGCATTCCTAGAATCTATTACCTTTGCACTGACCAATCCAGAGGTCGATGATGCAGATCGTGACGCTCTTATCAATGTGTTTATGGGTCAGCCGATTTCACTAGCTAATCTGCCGGCCAATATGCAGTCAGGAAACTTCTTGGGCTTCGTCGAGGGCTGGCGATTTCAAGCTTCTTTCAACGAGCTCTCAGTAACACTTCTTGTCTCTCCACTTCCATTCTCACTCCAGGCTATGGAATGGCAAGATGTAAGTGTCGCCGAAACTTTCAACACACTCAGTCCTACACTTGACTATGCAGACGCATTAGTCGTGAACTAAGGAAAGGAAACTCCCATCGCAA